AGAGGCTGCAAACCAACAGGCTGCATCTCTTGGTTCAAATTTGAGAAGACCTAGTGGGACTATTATTACAGGTTTAGATGGCAATAAATATTTTGTGCCTTCAAAAGCCGCAAGTCCTAGTCAACGTGGGTTATTAGATATTGCCTCTCAAGCCATACAAGAAGGGTTTGGCTCTTTAAATCCACTTCAATCTGGAGCGTTAGGGGCCCTTGAAGGAGGAGAATCTGCTCGTAAAGTATCTACCCCAATAACTGATTATTTAGGAGATTCAACATTAAGTTCAATTGTTGGAGCGGGTGCTGATGTGGCTGGGCAAATTGGTGGAGGTCTAGCTGGAGGACTATCCTCTCTTGCTGCATCAGATGATGGTGATACATCTACTCTTAGTGGTAGGCTAGGCACTGTAATGCCCGGAGATGCTACGTTGGAGGCTTTAGGTATATTTAAATTTCCTTCATACAGCGCAGAGGATGAAACGGCCATACCAGAACCTAAAAGTGCCATAGAATTAGGTATTCCCGTTTCTCCAACGGGTTTAGGGGGAGTGTTTGCAAAAGATGTTACAACGGAGTTTGATACTCCGATGCCAAGAAATATGTTTGATGAAGCTGGGCGAAAACGTCTAGAACAAGAACGCCTAGCCCGAAAGGCCATGGAAGAGTCAGGTGTTGTAGATATCGATGAAGAAACAGGGGAGGTTACGGCTGTTGATCCTCCCCCTAAACCTGTGAAAGTTTCTGCTGCTAAAGATCCATTGGCATCAATGGTAGACGATTCAGGAGCTGCTGAACAAGCACCCGGTCTATTAAAAGAAGAAATAGAAGAAGACGGTTCAAGTGAAAACCAAGAATCTCAAGAAAACAGCGCAGCTGAACAGGCTTCTCAAGTTGATATAGGTGTGGGTCCTGAACCAAGACCCTCTAACTTTCAAGATATAGTTAATCAAGCCAAACAAGCTAATTCTGATTTACCAAAAGATGTTTCTCCACAGGATTCCATTGATATAGCTAGAGAAAGAGGAACTAATTCCCCTGAAGATTTAAAAGCTGAGTTTTTATCCTTGCTTCCAAAGTATGAAGAAGACAAAACTACAATGGGTCTTAATATTGCTATGATGGGATTTGCGATTGCAGGAGGGAAAAGTTCAAGTGCTATAGAAAATATTGCTAACGGCATGAAAGAAACATTACCCAAACTTATAAAATCAAAAGAAAAAAGAAAAGCGTTTGAAAGAGAAACAGAACTTGTTGCAGCAAAATATGCAATTCAAAGAACTGAAGATGATAGAAAACAAGATAGATTAAAAAACACATACTTTGTAACAAAAGAATTTACAGACCCAACAACAGGGGAAAAGTATGATGTTGGTCAGCCAATTCGTTTAAATGACGCGGCTTTCGATATTGCTCAAGAACAAGGGTTAACTAAAAATTTAACCACGCCCACACTTATGAGCAAAATATTAGATGCAAAAAACGAGAAAGACAAAGGCTTATCGTATAAAGAAATAAACGCACTTTATGACAGGGTAAGTAGGGAATTTAACGGTATAAAATATGAGGTTTTAACACCTACAGAATATGGCAGGACACAAGGCAGGACAACAGCAAAATTCTCTAGTGATAACGATCTTAATGCCGTGTCTTCTCAATATGTAAATGAACTAGATAAACTTCTTGCTTTGGATAAAGGTATTCAGACAGCTAGAGGGTTAGTACAAACAGGTGATGCTGTAGGTATAGGTGGAGTCATAGGCAAGATTAGTGACGGTCTTAGAGGTGCTGGAGGCGATGCATTATTAAAATCAGTTGGTTTTAAAGATGATCAAATCACTAAATTAAGCACGGCTGGGCAGTATGAAAGAGTTCACGGGATTCTTGCGATGCAATTAGCCCCCATACTTTTAGGAGAGGCTGGTAAAACTATTTCTGATGCAGACCGTGTTCGTGTTGCTACTGCTTTAGGTTATGAAGCTAACCTTGTAGATGGCAGGGCAGTTATAAAATTAACTGGAGGTATTCAAAATCTATTTCAATCTAAAGAAGCGGCTGATTTTGCATTACAAGAAATTCAATCTGTTTTAAGAGATCGTGCTGAAGTTAAGCACAAAGAATATTCAACTTTACTGTCTGGTTTTGGGATGAGCCTTGAACAACGAACCATAACAGGTGACACTCCTGACGCTATCCTTGAAGGTTCGGGTGTTAATTTAGTTTTAGGAGAAGACGGGGTTTTTGATATAGTCGGAACGAGCAGTTAATTCATGGGAATCATTCAGGTACGCACACCTTCAGGCATTCAAAAAGTTCGTATTGCTGGAGACACGCCAACAGCAGTAGAACAGCAAGCAATTGTTCGTGCTTTTTCTCAACAGCAACCAACCGAGACGGCTCCTGAACCAACGCTTCCAACCCGTGACATTGATTATGATACGGGTGTGCAAGATATATTTTTCCGAAAAGAGTTCTCTAAAGGAGATAATGAAGAAGAGAAGCGTCTTAGGCTACAAGAGTTAGGTGTACCAGAAGATGCTGTGCAGATAGATTCTGATGGTGAGTTTCTCATTAACAGAGACTTAATTCCAGATGATATAAAATCCAAGTACAATATTGAAGGAACTGGGTTATTAGCTGTTGATGAGAAAAAAGGTTTTACCAAATACGACTTTGCTGATTTTTATGGTGAAACCAGAGGCCCTTTAGGTTTTGGAATAACCGCCTCTATGATGCTTTCGCCAGTTGGTCTAGTACGTGCAGCTTTAGGAACAGGATTGGCAGGCGCACTTGGAAGATATGTTGATGAATATGAGGAGTCTGAAGAGGGTCTAAGCAGAGAAACGGATGCCGAACTTGGAAGAGCCGCATTAGGTGAGTTTTTAGCTACTGCTGGTGGTGAAGGAATTGGAAGAGGCGTTACTGCTGTTCTTGGAAGAATATTTAAAGGTGCTGGTGGTGATTCTGTAAATGAAACTCGTAGGATAGCTAGAGAGGCTATTTCAGAAGGTGCTTCTCCTACATTAAGAGCAGCTAATGAATCACCGATTCTTGGACGTTTACAAGCTATTTATGAAGGTGTCTATCCTAACAAGAAAGCGGCAGAAGCAAACGCAAGATTTGTGTCTAAAAATCTTTCAGGGAAATTAAAAGAAGCAGGATTTACAGGGAAATCTACTGAACCAGAAAAACTTTTTCAACTATTGGACAGGGACATCAAAAAAATCTATGGCACTCCAGAAGAGCTTGTAAACGATGCAAATAAAAATCTTACACAGATGGTTGAAACCGAAATAGATAAACTAATAAAGATGTTTGGTGACGAAACCACACAAATGGATGCTAGGCAAGTAGCAGAAAGCGTGGACATTGCAAAAAGAATTTTTGATGAAGATTCTAGTTTACTTTACAAAAGAGCAAACGACCTTTTAGGGGATGCTAAAGTAGTTCCCGTAGACAGGATAATAAAAACTCTTAACAGATTAGATGCAGAAAATCCTGCGTTTGGTTTAAGACAATCTGCTGTTGGTAAGTTTATACTTAAATTAGGACAAGAAGCCGATGCTAAAGCTAGTGTAAAACAAATTAACGGAATTAGAACAGTGCTTCGAGATGCTGGTTTTGACCCAGGTCTTGTTGGAACACAAAACGGTAGAATTGTAGGAGAGTTGTTAGGAGATGTAGAGCGTTCTCTCACAGATGCTGCGGTAACTATTAGGAATGCTGAACGAGGTAGAATAGATCCAGAAACAGGTAAGCCATTTTTTGTTGGTTCGGGAATATCAGTAAAGGCTTCTAAAGAGGGTTTAGATTTATTAGACAAAGCAAATACTTTTTACAAAAAAGGAATTGGTCGGTTTAAAGATTTACGAGCCGAAAAGTTAATGAGCGATTTTAAAAAGGGACAACTTGACCCTGAAGTATTGTTTGATGCTGAAGGAGGACTTCTTGAACGTAATCGAGGGGATACTTTAAGAAGATTTCTTGACACAGCAATACCTGAAGGCAATGTAAATCCTGTGAAAACACCAGCAACGTTTGAAGAATTTTTGAGGGACGGTGATATAGACCCACAACAAATCATAAGTCTTCCTGATACAGACTTATTAAAAAGACGTTTACTAGCAAAGTTTGAAAGCAAAAAGGCATTTGCTAACCGAATCGCTGAAGCTAGAGGCACAGGGATGAAAAACAGAGACGCTGTTAGAACTTCTATTGCCAGAGGTTATTTATCAAATTTAGCAAGAACAAATACAGACATTTATGGCAACATAAATCCAACAAAGATTGTCTCTGATATTAATGCTTTAGGAAGCACTGGAGAAGAACTGTTTGGCGATCAGTACAAGCCTTTAATATCTGCTCTTCAAGATTTAGGAACAGTAAATCCTAATATATCTCCTGATGTTATTAACAGTTTGGCAGGCAGACCAATAGCTGACCAAGTATCTGCAATAAAACAGATACTAAAACAAAGAGATGAACTAGCGAACAATGCTCTTGCTAAAGGTCTAAGCAAACAACTTGCAGAAAGAAACCCAGAGGCAATTGTTGATGTTGTTTTTAGAAAAGGCAAGGGTGGGGTAGAAGCGATTAAGCAAGCCGAAAGAGAGCTTGGCGAAGATACAATGGATGCTATTCGTCAGAGTGCTATGGAAAGAATACTTAGGCAACTGCCTGATGATAGCAACCCTACAGGCAAAGAGTTCATAGAAAATATATTGAGTGGGAAGTACTCCACTCAGTTAGATGCTGCTTTGAGAGGGTATGGTGACGAGACTATTGACGCGATGTTTGGAGGGGCAGGACCTATTTTAAGGGACGCTGTCAGGAAATCCGCGATTGCATCCAATCGCTCGATTGCAGGGTTAGGTGCGTTGGCTCCCGCTTCAATAGCCACGTCTCTTGGTCTTGTTGCTTTTATTGCAAACCCACTTGCTACACTAACAACGGCAACGGCAATTAAAGTAGGAGCAAAATTTCTTAGAAGCAAAACATATTTGAATACTGTAACAAGACCCACAGGTGTTAGACCCGGCACGGGTAAAGAATACGATAAACTTGGTAGGTTTTTTGAACAAGTATATGAAGTTTCTGGGCAAAGTGCTGCGCAACAAACAGGTACTTTACCAACAGGACTTGGATTTGGGCCGCAGGCTATTCCTACGCCACCTGTACCAACGGTTCAAAGTCCACAACAACAGACGCAACAACAACAAACAACACCTCAAACAGCTGTTCCAAATGTATTTACCCCGTTAAAAATAGCGTCACCTGTATCACCAATATTATTAGGCAGTAGTCCTGCTACCCAGCAACTGGCTCAATCACTAGGGAGATCCAGATGAATATAGACAAACTAAGAGAAGAATTAGCCGAAGACGAAGGCTGTAAGTACGAGATTTATTTAGACCACCTAGGTCTGCCTACGATGGGAATTGGTCACCTGATTACCAAAGATGACCCAGAGTACGGCAAAGATGTTGGCTCAGTAGTTGAACAAAGCCGTGTTCAGTCTGCGTTTAACTTAGATATCACAGTTACGCTCGAGGATTGTCAAAGGCTTTACAAAGACTTTAATGACCTACCCGAAGAGGTACAACTAATCATAGCAAACATGATGTTTAACCTTGGATATCCAAGACTATCAAAATTCAAGGGCATGAAAGCAAACGTAGATGCAAGGGACTGGCCTGCTGCAGCCGATGAGATGGTTGATTCAAAGTGGTACACTCAAGTAACCAACCGTGCAAGGCGTTTAGTTGACAGGATGCGAGCCTGTGATAACTAGCCCAATTCCCATTGAAGAGTTGAATCACCTTTATGCTGATGCAAAACCAGTTGAGGATACTCGTCACATCCTTCACACTTAAAAATAACACGCATTCCTTGCCGTCTGACTGAAGGGTTGGCTTTTGATATTGAACGATTAGTTTGTGAGGCTTTGGCCTGACTGATCATTCCAGTATACATACCAACAAGCACTAAAACTTCATCTTTTTCCTCTTCACGGCAGTAAAGTTGCGTTTCAATTTGATGTATTTTGTCATGTTTGCAGTGTGGACATTGTAAAATTTGGTTCATCCTACCTCTCCCCAATTGTTACCTAACTCTTGATCGACCTTGCTCGGAACTTTTAAATCAGAGCATGTCTCCATAATCTCTTTTATCCTTGATGCTTGCTTCTCGGACTCCACATTAAAGCATAGTTCATCATGCACTGTAAGTAAAGGCACTAGCCCTTCTTTATAACATTCTACCATTGCCTGTTTGGTTTGGTCGGCTGCGGAGCCTTGTATTAGCCTGTTCAGTGCCTTGTAGGTAAATGCTCTGCGTATACCCATACCATATTCTTTCTCTGCCTGTTCCCTCGGCAGAGGCTTATTATACCCAAAACTTCTTGGCTCCCACATTTCAAAACGGCATTGCCTGCCAGACATGGTTCTTATCTTACCGTTTTGTGAAGCTCTTAATGCTACTTGGTCAGCAAGGCCCTTAACGAAGGGCACCTTCCTATGATAGTTGTCCAACAAACTTGTTGCCTCATCGCTTGAAATATCTAACGTGTTTGCCAGTTTACCTTTGCCCATGCCGTACATAATGCCAAGGTTTACTGTCTTAGCACTCTTGCGAGTTATACCCGCCATGTCAGCTACCATCTGGTGAAAGTCTGGGTCACCATTTTGGTACTCATCTACTAGGCTGTCTATTGCATGATGTTTAAGATTTGGAGGTAGCATCGCGCAATAATGAACCAGTAACCTTGGCTCTTGACTAGAATAATCAAAACTGCCCCATTTGTATCCGTCATCAGGTAAAAACAAACCACGTATCATTGCTTTGATTTCTGGATCCCTAGCTGGAATCTGCTGTAAATTAGGATTACTAGAACTAAACCGGCCAGTCACAGTCCCACCATCGTCAGAACGCAACGGGTGAAATTCACAATGTATACGACCCTTATGAGCAAACTTTAATATGCTGTCCACAAATGTATTGCTTGCCTTATCAAGTTCACGCAATCTTAATATTTTGTTGGATACCTCATGTGGACATGCTTGTAAGAAAGACTTGGTAAAGGACGGCTGATTATTTGTCTCAGTGGTTTCATAGTACAGGTTATAATGCTTGAATACTTTAGCAACACTTGTAGCAGCCCAAGGTTCTACTCGGATGCCTGTGTCATGCTCTATCTCCATTGTTACAGCTTCTTTTAAGTCTCTTAAATTTTTCTTTGTTCTCTCCGCTGCATCAACATCTACCCTGACACCCTTTTCTCGCATATCTAAAAGAACTGGTATCAAGTTTGTTTCAAGATCAAAAACTGTCATTAGGCTTTGCTGCTCTAATTCTACACGAAAGTGGTTCCACAAACGCAAGGTAAGTTCAGCATCCTTTTCCGCATACGCACCTACAAAACGTGGGTGTAATCTCCACATCTCACCTTTAGGGTCAAGACCATAATCTGCTGCCGCAGCACGTAGTGTCTTCTCATCTTTCTTTTCGTTAAGATAATCCTTGGACAAATTATTAAGACTGTAACTAAATCTGTTTTCGTTTATTAAGGGGGCAGCAATCATGGTATCTATGATCCTACCCTCTATCTTAACACCAGCCCATCTAAGCCACCCCGCATCATAAGTAGCATTATGCATTATCTTTGGAATGTGAGGTGTATTAAGTTGGTCTTTAAGCCACGTCATAACTTTTCTTTGAGGTATGTTGCCCCCCGCCTCATGACGAATAGGATAATACCCAACAAAGTCCCCTGCCGCGATAGCTATACCAACAATAAACCCATCATCCCTAGCCCATCCTGGGCCTAACTCCATTAGGTTGGGGTCATTGGTTTCTAGGTCAATCGCTATATATTCTGATTTAGTTAAATCTGGGAACTCCGTTGGAGGCAACCAATCCTCTTCGATTGTATCTAAATCCAAACGCTCCAAGAAACTAATCTGGCTGCTTTCTTTCTTCATTTACCATTTCCCCACCTAGAGCGGCATATCCTATTATGTCTAACCAAGAATCACTCTTAGTTATATCCTCGGACAGTCTACTTAATTTCAACCCTATCATACAAGCGATAACCTGTTCTGGAGTTATCTCCGTCTTACAAATAATGCTCCACATAGTTGCTATTCTTTCATGGTTTATCCTAGACTCACCATAATCATTTTTCCTTGGTCCGTTAATTAAAAGTTCAGCCTCATTTAAAAACCAAATCCTGTTCTTGGGTCTTGGCTTGCCCCTTATTACTTTAGCTTCTTCTGATGCGTCTAAGTATGCAGAACCAAACAAAGCATTAAGACCTGGCTCCAACTCCTTTGCTAACTGTGCCCTAGGAATATTAGATTTTCTTTCAATTCTTCTTATTTTAGCTACATAGTTTGGATTGGCTTTTGCCATAGCACCTATCTCTTTATTATTCTTTTTTGGGTGCTTGCTTATTAACTTCTTAATATTTTCAAGTTTGGTTATTTTTTTCATATTTCATACCTATATTTTGATGCACTGTCGATGATGTGAAGGTTGTGCTTTGTCCTTGTCACACCTGTATAAAAAACTCTATGTTCCTCATCTTGATCAACATTTGAAACAGCTGGGTAACACGATTCTGTGAACAACATTACATTATCATCTTCACCGCCCTTCATTCTGTGAATTGTTGAAACTGTAATTCTTGGATCCAAAGAGCCTCTTCTTAATATTGAAGCAAGATAAATCCTGTCTTGGTAAGACAGATTGCAAACATCTTGTGATGCAGCCGATTTATCCGCAATTAATCCATGATCACGAACTAACAACTCATACGATAAGGTTGCTTGTGGGTCTATTGCATCTAACGATGCTGATGCCCCTCTCTTAACCACCGCCTTATCACCTCGCTTTGGAACTAATTTATAAAGCCGTTTTACATCATCAAGAATTACTTCTCGACCTTCAGACAATGCCTTCCATGTTTTCATAGCTTTAAGAGTAACCTCATCAAAACTAAGTTTACCATTTCTTATAAACAAATACCCATCGTCTTTTAATTGTTGGGCTACGCCTGATACTATTTTATTGGTTCTTCCCATCATAGTCCAAGAACCATCTTCAATATCAACATCGTTCCAATTGGAATGCCATATCACATCGCCTTCACGATCCATTGGATTCCAGTGCTTTTGTTGTCGAACCTCTATTCTGTTTGTAAGAGTCTTGGCTAGTTTAAAAACATTTCTTGGAACCCTGTAACTTTGACTTAATATTTGTATGTTGGGGCATATCTTTAAAAATAAATTAACATCCACACCATTCCATCCGTGAATACATTGGTCATCATCCCCCGCATACCACACTCGTTCTGCGTGTTGCTTTAGAACAGACACTTGCTTCCATTGAAGTGGTGTTAAGTCTTGGGCTTCATCCACAATAAGTACATCTAATGTTGGCGCAGTTCCTTGAAGCACAAACTTTGATACCATGTCTGTATAATCATGCCTCTCATTTCTTCTTTTGTAAGACTTATAAGCTGTGTCTAAAGCAACAAGAAACTCCCAATAAATGTCATAGTTTTTCTTAGAATTAAACTCATCCTCAAGGGTAATACACCTCATTGCAGACCTTGCAATGATTTCTAAATACTTATTGCCTTCTTTATGAGAAACAGGCACAAGACCATCTTCCATTTGAGCAGCAGTGCTTGAGTCAAAGACCATACCAACTTCATGCCCAAACTCTTGAAACTCATAATAACCCATTATTTTTTCTTTATCAAAGCCAAGCCATCGATGCCCTATGGAATGCAATGTTCTAAACCAAGGAAGATTTTTTTCCTCTAACCCTAATTCTGAACCAGCCCTAAGTATTGCCTCTGATATTGATTTTCTTGAGAACGAAACAAAGCCAATTCTGTCAGGAGGTGTGCCATTAGCCAACTCCTGTTTAACAATATTAATCAAAGTATGGGTTTTACCACACCCTGGAGGACCGAATATTAATGTTTCAGTCTGACTCATAGGTCTGCCTAGGTCTTGCTTTGAGCCACTCGGTTATGTCCTCTTCTAACCATCTCTTTGCACTAAATTTATCTTGCTCTGGGCCTAGCACAATAGGTTGAGGAAAGTGCCCCGCCTCTACCCATCTGTATATTGTACTTCGTGCTACACCAAACTTCTTAGTTAAGTCTCCTATTTTCAAATAGTTCGTATCCGAAAATGTATCAGAAAGGGATGTCATCCTCTGTCTCCTTGCTTGGAATTGGTATTTCCGTGTTATCAAATTCTGGCACCCACCAAACCCTGATGTTGTGCCATTTGCCTGAATCGTCTTTCAGCTTGTAATACCCATTACATTCTGAACCAAAGTTAAGACGCTTCAATCTCTCTTGTATTTGTGGTCTATTAAATGAAACAAACCCCCTATTCTTGAGAAATTCTTGTAACCCTTTAAGGGTAAAATATGTAAGGTCATTTTCTGTCCAAGGCTTGCCCATACGTAATTCCTCTGGTGACCTAGCCCTTATTCTGCTTGTACAAAAAGTTTCTAATAACTCTTCAAATTGACCTGTAGTAGTAAGTTCGGGGGATGCTTCAATTGTTGTAGCATTAGACATCAAACCATTAACCAAAACTTGCCAATCAGAGGACTTTGTTACTGGAGGCATAAAATCAATCTGATCCATACAAGCTCTTTGAAACTGTAGTGGCATCTGTAATTGTTCTGTTGATAGTTCTAACCGTGTTCCATTTACATCTAAAAAATATAATCTTGGCTCTGACTTCAATATTGTTAAGCCACCCATCGAGGGTATTGATGAACCGCCACCAACTCCATGCTCCATGCTTATGCACATATCCCTATTACAATAGCTGGCCATTGGCTCCTCTTTGCATTTGTATCCATACTTATCCTTATCTATGGATTTTTGTAGTTGAACCACTTCATCAGCTGGCATAGGTGGTTTACAAATCTTTGTGTTCCATTCTTCTAGCTTTTTCTTCCAACCATCAGGGTACTTCTTACGCAAGAATATGCCTGTATGAAACATAGCATTATTCCTCATGCCTTGTGGTATACCCATTAGAACAAGATTTTTTATGCAAGGTATCAAACCCTCAAACTCTTCTTCCTTAGACTCAAACTTCATCTTAGATAAAGCATCCAAGGTTGTTTTCTTTTTATCAACTAAATCTAGAAATTCTTTTAAACTAAGGTCTTGGTTCTTAGCAGTAACGGCATAGCGCAAAGTATTCTTCTCATCAAAGTACGGAAGGTTAATAAAATTACCCACGTCTCCTCTCTCGGCAAGAATCTGGTCTTGCTTTGGAAAGATCTCACAACCTGAGTAACCCAATACAGCAGAAAATTCTGTAAGGTAATCCCTCATATCTACAGCCCTAACCCATTCTTTCATAAACAAGAATAGGTGGGCACCTCCTGACTTTGAACGACAAACAACAAACGGTATATTTAAACTGTCGCACTTTGATTGAATTTGGGCATGATCAACAGGATACTTATCTATATCTAACAAACCGAACCTACATTTGTTTTGGTCTGTAATTGGTATCGAGCCTACGCCTTTCTTCCCTTCTAAGTGTTGTTCTACTAATTCCCTTGTAAGAGGCTCTTTGACAATAAAACTTTTTGCTTCTGTTTTGCCATTTCTTCTTTTCGCCCCTACCGTTGTTTGACCGTGCGCTTTTGTTGAACCTTCAAAAGCCGTCCAGAAACGGTCAATTAATTCCATTAATAACTCCAAGAAAAAGGGGAGGAATTACCTCCCCCCTACATTAAAAGGGTATATCATCCACATCTGTGTCACTTACGGTGACAGGAGATGCTTCTTGTTCGGGTGCAGATTTAACCTCACCTTTCGCAACCGATTCCCTAAATGCCTTTGCTTCTCGGAAAAGATTCGGGTCTGTTACAAGGCCCTCCTCTTCAACTTGTGGACTAAACCATGTTCGCATAGCCCCATCCACGGTTTTTGATTTTTCAACAACAGTGATTCTCCACATTGTTGCAAACAATGCGGGGGTTCTCATGATACCTTTTGAATCTGCGACTTTCTTTAATGCAATTCTAGTTTTCCAAACCCTACTTACAGACAATGCGGTAGTCTTCATACCTATAATCACAGGTTGAAACATACCGTTTTCACCAAGCACTAAACAATAATACTCATCTGTCTTAATAATCTCATTGCCGTTAGGAAGGTATTCTTTAGCACCCTCTCTTTTTGTATTAATTAAATCGGGATCTGTAACTTCTTTTAATCCTACAAATCCTCCACCTTGCGACTCTGGTATAAACTCAGGGTAACTTGTCTGGCTATGACACGGCACAACCACGATCCCCTTCTCTCCGTCCCAAACTTCTCCAGTAACGGTGTTAAAAAAATCTCCCTGTTTTAATTCGGGGATGTATTTAGCATCACTCTTCTTGAGTTGTGGACTTGTACTTTGTGCAATCCTGATGTTAGGTATTTGCAATTCGTTGGACTCAAACACTGCACCTTCGCCAGCGGTTGCCATCATTTCCTCCATTAGCTCTGTGGAGGGCAGATTATCTTCTTTTTTTACTACTTTATTCATTATACTTTCCTTTTAACTTCAGCAGTTCTTGCTACAAATGCTCCAAACAAATCCATGTCCAAAGGCAAATCTTTTTCAACACGTTCTTTTACAAACGCTTTTAAAGTCATTGCATGTATGTGAGTTTTTTGCTCTGGGTGAAAACCTTTTTGCTCCAAATCATACATAACATCACCAGCTTGGTTATCTTGCCCACGACCAAACGAAACTATAATGTCATTTTTTATAATGTCATCAAGTGCGTTCTCTCTGAGCCAATTATAAGCCTCTTGCTTCCGTTCCGCAGGGATACTTGCAGAAACAAACGTCTTGAGTTTGACGGTAGCCCCATCAACATCAATTCGCTCAATACCCATTTCATCCATGAGCATTGGTATGTTCTCCAATGATATCTTCTGTTTTTCTGATTTCAACGTCTTCAAATGTTCTTCAGTATCAGTAATCTGCTGCTGAATGCTATTTAACTGACGTACAAGATTTGATAATTTTTTCCCGCCTTCTGCTTCTACATTTAATAAAGTATTTGCGTCTGCGAACATTTCATCGTCTAATATTGATTCTTGCATTGTAGTACATCCTCTTCAGGTTTTAATGTTGTTGACGAAACCATTTCGTTCAACTATAAACAACATAAAGGATAGTATGCATGGAAGTCAACTATAAATTTAAAACGAAACCGTATGACCACCAATATGACGCATGGGTCAAGAATTTATCGCTTTCCCATTATGCATATTTTATGGAGATGGGTACTGGTAAGTCAAAAGTTTTAATAGACACGATTGCGTACTTATCTAACATACAAAGTCTTAACTTTGCTCTTATTATCGCGCCAAAGGGTGTTTATAAGAATTGGGTTAATAGAGAAATACCCCAGCATTTTCCTGATGATATAAGAAAGCATTTATTTTATTGGCAATCCACCAATACCAAAAGATATAAAGATGAATTTAAATCTTTCTTTGCTTCAACCAATCCTGGAGTAAAGATTTTTGTTATGAATGTAGAAGCATTCTCATCAGCAAAAGGCAAGAGTGTCGGGGATTGGTTAGCCAAAAAGTTTGGTTCTTTGGGAATGATAGCCATAGATGAGTCAACCACAATAAAAAACCCTAAAGCTGCTAGAACAAAAGCATTGTTGAAATTAGCACCACAGTTTAAATATTCAAGAATACTAACGGGTTCCCCTGTGACTAAATCACCGTTGGATTTATTTTCTCAATGCGAGTTTCTTGAACCAAGCGTTTTAGGGTTTAATTCGTTTTACGCCTTTCAGAACAGATACGCTATCATACAAAAACGCACTATGGGTTCTCATAGTTTCCAACATATAGTCGGGTATAGAAACTTAGAAGAACTTACAAAAAAAATAGAACATTTTAGTAGTCGTATATTAAAAAAGGATTGTATTGATTTACCAGAGAAGGTTTACACCATTAGGGACATTGAGCTTACACCATACCAAAAAGATATGTATAACGACATAGCAACACAAGCTATGACGTTACTTCAAGATGGTGGTCTTGTTACTGCTATGCAAGTTATAACTCAGCTTCTTAGATTTCAACAAATACTATGTGGTCATCTTCCAACCAATGAAGGAGATCTCGTTGAGTTTCCCACGAATCGTCTTACTACATTAATTGATTGTATCGAGGAGACTTCGGGAAAAGTAATAATATGGTCACGCTTTAGATATGACATAAAAAAAATATATAGCACACTTTCTAATAAGTTCGGGGAAGACTCTGTGGTATCCTATTATGGAGATACCTCAGAAGACGATAGGGAGTTAGCAATACAAAACTTTCAATATGGCGATGCTCGTTTTTTGGTAGCAAATCCTGCAACTGCTGGATATGGACTCACGCTTACCGCAGCAAACACCGTTATTTACTACGCTAATGACTTTAACCTTGAAACTCGAATACAGTCTGAGGATCGGTGTCATAGGCTTGGACAGAAAAATACAGTTACTTACATAGATTTTATATGTGAAGGCACTATAGATGAAAAGATTGTAAAATCTTTGAGAAGTAAAATTGATATAGGAGCAAAAGTGTTAGGGGAGGAAGCAAGAGAATGGTTAAAAAAGATAACACGATAAAGAAAAGCATTAATGTTTTACTGCATTATGAACAAGGTAAAATAAATCTAAAACAAGCGGTTGATCAATTAACAAGTCTTTCGGGATTAAGTGAAGAAGTTGCAGAAACATTTATAAAAAGTTTGAACAGAGCTAACGTAGTGCAGTTAAAGGATAAGCAATAAATGGTACATTTGGATGAGGCGGCAAATATGAACGCAGAACAATTACGAGAAGAGTTTAGACGTTTGAATGATGAGGTTATAAATTTTAAACCCAGTCAAAAGACTAGGCAAACAAGAAGTTATCTAAACTCTAGTCGTGGAGAGAACCCAACTTTTACTGCCAGAAGCAGAGAAAAATGGTTGAAGCGTAGACAATGATTATATCTTGGTGGTCAGCTGGAGTTACTAGTGCCGTTGCAACAAAACTTGCCATAGATAAATATGGCAAGGATCGGGTCTTACCCATATACTTTAAAATAGACACCTCTCATTCGGACAACGAGCGTTTTATTCGGGAGTGTGAAGAATGGTATGGTCGGGAGATTATGCAGACGCAGTCGCATAAGCATACCAATCAATTTGAAGTTATTGAAAAAGATAAATATGTAAACGGTCCTGGAGGAGCTAGATGTACGCTCGTTCTTAAAAAACGTGTTCGGCAGCGGATTGAAAAAGAAATAGACTATGAAGCACAAGTATTCGGGTTTGAGTTTTCCAAGAAAGAAGTAAATCGGGCTGTTAGATTTAAAGAACAATACCCAGAAACTAAACCAATTTTCCCTTTAATAGAGAAAAAACTAACTAAACCAGAATGCTTATACTATCTTGAACAAGCTGGAATTGAACGACCAGAAATGTATAAACTTGGTTACGGCAACAATAACTGCATTGGCTGCGTAAAAGGTGGCAAGGGATACTGGAATAAAATTCGGGTTGATTTTCCTGATTACTTTGAACGGATGGCTCAAGCTGAACGCAAAGTCGGGAACTCCTGCCTTCAAGGGGTTTATCTTGATGAGTTACACCCAAGAGAGGGGGCACGACAAAAAATCGTGACCCCTGACTGTGGTAATTTTTGTGACATTGAATTTACAGAAATAATGCACAAGAACATCGATGAAATAATGAAACAACCCGAACAGCTGTCTTTATTCTGACTCCCATCTATAAAACACATGATCATCTATTCGGGTTATATATTGCTTGCTTTGATACCAATCGGGCAATACATAAACAGCATGATAGTGTGTTGCTCCATCAATAAGATCATATACTCGCCTTCCATATGTTCCAAAAGCTATAAGTCTTGCTTTCTCCCAAGCATCCATGTCTTTCGGGGTATCTGATTTACCATCACAATACCACGAAAACTGACACTTGTTTCTTATCGGGATTTCGGGATTCCAGCTGTATGTCTCTCCTTGCATGACAACTTCACAAACCGTGTCGGGGAATCTGTCATCCATAACACGGTTTATGGTTACTTGAGCGACTGCCACCTGACCCATCGTTGATTGATTTCGGGCTTCCCAATAAATATTTAAAGCCAAACAAGTTAGAGCTTCAATCAAGACTTTGTCTTTCTAGGTCTACCTCTTTTTTTATTTACCCCCTTTTTGGCAGCCGAAACGGCTTTTACTACAGATTTGTGTTGGGGAACAGAGGACCCAACGCCCTTTACTGATACAACGGTTTTTTCGGGAAACCATTTTGGAAAAACCATTTTTAATAACTTCTTAATCATTTAATAATCTCCTTTTAATTATTTACTAAGATACAATCCACTTGAAGAACTGTTTTGTTCTCATAATATTCGGGTGCAAGATGGGCAATGTCATATAAACATTGCCACAACTCTTCATGTGCCGTCTTACTTTGAACCCAAGAACATTCTCCGTTAGTGCATATTAACAACACAGCAAGATACTTACTGATCATTATAGTCCTGACTTCTCATTAAAAACAATTCCTGTTGAACCTCATTATAAACATCAAGTTGTGTTTCTCCATGTTTCTCGATCCAGTCCTCTCGACCTAGATACTGAGCGTCCTCTTCCATCTCCATTAACCAATCTTTTACTCTTCCCATTTTGTCCTCCTGTGGTGAAGAATTTAAACCAATGTTCTGAACAATAAGGCTTGTTATTTTCTAATGCGTCAGCCCTCTCTCCGCATACAGTACAACGCTTCCAAGTCATGTCATTTTAATCCTTTCAATAAGTGACATATCATATCCACAGTCCACCCATTGCCTAACATTCGATAGCGTTGGGTGTTAGATACATGAGCCGTGTAATTGTCAGGAACTGTTTGCAATCGCTCGCACTCGATGGGTGTGAGCTTTCTCCACATCAATTCTTCAACATTTACCGCTACATTATCCTTCTCAACTGTGGTTAGTGAATTGGACTTGCCATCTTCTCGCAACTCCAATTCCTGTTCTGTCATGCCCGATACTTTCATTTTATGATCCTGCCGCACACCATCAACACGATAGCGTCCCCTAAATGAACCACCATACACAACAAAATTATTATGCTCCCAAGCTGAACCGCTCATGGTCGGAACTTTGCCGTCCTTTGCTTTTATGCCACCTTGATTCTTGCCTCTTGGCACTTGCAATATCTTCGGTTCTTGATTACCCCCCTGACTTGAACAAAGTGTCGGGGCTTTACCATCGGGATGATAGACACGCTTTATAATATCGTGCCCATTTAAATCTGCCTCACCCGCAAGTATCAATCCGCTATCGCTCGGAGTATTGAAATCAAATACTAACTGTCTTCTGCTTTTCTCAAAATATGTCCTGAGATTGCCACCTTTAAAATAGTTGGCATCAATACAATGAGCTTTCTGCCTATCGGTGAAACCATCCTCTAATATGTCTTTTAGATAAATGTGTTTGTTTTCTGGGATGGAGCGAACTGGAATATTTGTCCAATACAATCTGTCTCGGTTCTGAGCCGATACGATGTTGGAGTTGAGCCTAATCGGTTTTACTCCAAGCTGTTCGCTAATCACATCCTGATAAATCTGTTTCATGTTTACGTTTTCAAGTAAAAAATATTTCGGCTGCAACGCCTTTAATAAACGCACATACTCAAAAAATAATCGGGAACGAGGATCATCGAATGCTAGCTGACCCCCAGCAAATGAAAATCCCTGACATGGTGAACCACCAAATAATAAATCAATGTTCGGGAGGTCGGGTTCTTTTAATTCGGTCACGTCCCCAACGTGTATCGTGTCAGGATAGTTGGCTCTTGCCACTTGGATCGCATACTTATCGATTTCGCTTGCATAGTAAGCGGATGGAGTAATCCCCATCCGCTCAAGAGCAATGCGTCCACATGACATTCCATCAAATAGACTAAGCACTCTCATTTCTTGTCCTCCTCTAAGCTATCCCTTAATTTAGTATATGCTACAAGAGCGTGACCAAACCTATCCAAATGCTCCCATTCTGGTCGCTCACTAAAGTTTGAATCAATGTAATGATCCAAGAGGTTGACAAGAATCAACCTCTCTTCCCATGTTAAATCCTTTAAAATATAAGTCATGCGTATTCATCCCTGAGATATTCATTTGCAGACCAATCCTCTGGAATCTTGTTATGATAAATTTCCTTACCATTTATAAACTGTCCACAAAATCCACCACCATATTCTATGTATTCAGCAAACAACACATATCCTAGTTTATGCATTTTTTCAAAGATAGGAATGGGTGGACACCACGGAGTATCAAACTTAAAGCAATGTAATCCTAAGTCCTTATGAACGGACTGAGTCCCAAACCCATGATAACTAACCTCTGAAATATCCCATTTCATGCCCCAATTTGCATTTGTCCAATCCAGAGGTCTAACGTGTCCATGTTTTCGGACAATTTCCCTTTGCTCCTCAATCGGAATAGCAATACTTTCAGCATCCATTTGGGTTATAAAATCGGCATCACGTGGCGCATCTACTCGCCACACACTATGTTGCTCACCATTTATCGTGCAATGCCCCGAATGAATATCCTTTAAAACATCGGGCATTGGAGTGATGTGATCACACAATCGGCTTTCCTCAAGTGCGTTAAGTGTGGACTTTATAGTTTTAAAATCCTCATGATTTACATAAATTACATTTTGACACCAATTAGGCATTTAATAATCCTCCGTTTTTAAAGATTGCAATAGCTTCGTTTAATGGAATGTCATTCAATATCAACGCTTCTGGGTATAAACCACGAGCAGACACGATATGACTTTTTTCTATTTTCTTCGGTTTATTCAGAAATTTAATCTCATATATTTCATTCGGCTCGTTCTTCTCAACGATAAACACCTTCTTAGATAATTGTCTTTTATAGTGCTTCTCGTCTAACCAATCCCCAACCTGACTTAAACACCAATGTTCAAAAGTAGTATCATGTTCGGTTTTGTTCTCTGGATCAACAAAGTGATCCATCGTCCATTTTGGCATTTCCTCACGACATCTTTTTTCGATATCTCTTAAACCACCATACCCAAAAGCCTCTGTCGGATATTCCCGATTTGCTCCACCATGTCCATCGTTGCTGACCTCAATAACTTTCTTGCCATTAAGATAGACATTAGCGTTAAAGCAATAAGTCTCTTCCGAGTTTGCTTCAAGATATTTGATACCCTTCATCTCCAAGGTATCTCCGTTTTTAAAAACAAATTTAAACATTTTTTAATCTCCAGTTTCATGTTTGTTTTCAGACTTGCGTCAGACAGGCACTATAAATGCCTGTTTCGTCTATTCAAGACTCGTCAGTAACGCTCAAATAATCCTCTAATAAATATTGTAGAGGTTCAAATCCAACCCAATCGTCCCAAACAAAATCTCTGATGGCATCCCTTACGGAAATGCCATCATCAAAATACCCACAATAATCCGCGTCAGGTAAATCATCGTGAGTAATGCCACCTGTGTAAGATGATAGGACTTTGTCCAATTCCTTCATCCATTCATCAAACGTTGTTTTTTGAGAAGTCATTCTAATCTTCACTTGACTCATACTCTTCTTCCATTTCTTCTTTTGAAATTTCTCTTATGGTATCAAGTACTTCCTTTTCATTCTTACAGTCGTAAGAATGAAAATAATCACCATTATTATCAAAGGCGCATACATTCCACATACCAGAATCTTCATAGTTTTGAGTCACTTCAATTTTAAATTTGTTAGACCAAAGACGATCTATGTCGAAGCTTAAATTGTCATCATTGGGATCAGGAACATTCTTAGTCTGATATATCCTATTCATTATCCAACCCTCATATTAAATTCTGCAAATTCCAAATATCTCTCGTCATCAAGAGCAACGCCAGAATTAATCGTTCTCCAGCTTTCTGTCATCGTGCCATATTCTTTCTGAAATAAATCCACTTTGATTTCACCATCCATGAAAATTTCATACCGATAATCCAAGTCACCATGATCTACCCAATGGTTGGTGAGGTAAATACCCCCACCCCCTTTGCCTTTGTTTCCGCAAACAAAAGCACACGCAAAATCACTTGGCTCAAATCGTGGAGCTTTCCATGCAAATGGTAATGCATTCCTGATCCATTGCATTGCACCTTGTGGGTATCCATCATGATGCTTGTAAACGTGATATTGTTTTCCATCGTTCATGATATCCCGAAATGTATAAACCGCTCTTGTACTCATCTTAAATCTCCAATCCATTTTCTTTAACATCCAAATCTTTTACTTTTAGTAAACCGAAATATCTTTTTGCGGAATCTCGGTCGATTTTAAACTCACCACCCGAAGGCAACTTCTTTATTATGTAAGGCATTGTCTTTGCCTTCTCATTATAACCTATCATGGAATATTTACCTTTTGGTAAGTCAGCTATTCTATTTGGATCTATACCATCAAGCTCTGAATAATATGCCAAGTCACGCTCTTCCTTGCTTGGAGTGCCTTTTTTAGAAAACGAAACTTTAAAATTGGCATCAAATGTGTCATAAGTGCAATGTCCAACCATTGCCTGATAGTCACTATCAAATGACATGAGAACTTTATTTAATTCCTCTCTTAATTTTTGTGCTTCTCTTTTATCCATTAGTCATCTCCTAATTCAAATCTATGTTGAAAGTAAAAACCAGAACCATCACACTCACTACAATTAATAACCTCACGAGTATCTGGCTGAATGTCGTAACCATGACCACCACAATTACAACACTCCATATTAATATTTAAGATTGCTCTTTTGGGAAACACGCCCCACGCTTCTTGAACTGAATCCATTTTTGTCCTCCTATGGATAATGTTAAGGTATTTTCAGAATATACTAATCTGGGACAGTATGCAACATAAAAAACAATTACTCATGTACCTTGGCACGTTGTCACACTTATAAGACTATTTCCTGAAAAAAAAAAAATAAAAAAATAATTTCAAATGTAGTGTGACAAGTGTGACAAGTGTGACAAAAATAAAAGTTTTGTTTTTTTCCAGTACCTTACAATTCCAAAATTTGTCACGTTATGTCACGTTTGTCACACTACTTTGCCTATATATGGTAAAAACACCTATATAGATAATTTCAAAAATGCCGAAAACCTTGTTATAAAGGGATAGAAGTGTGACAAGTGTGACAAATTTAGGAGACAAGTGTGCCAAACAAACTTGGAAGACCAAAAGGACTAACAGAAAGACAAAAAACTTTTGCTCAATTTTACGTTGAAGGAATCTATTCTAATGCTGAATGTGCTAGAAAAGCTGGATATACAGATAAAGCACCACATCAAATGGCATATAAATTATTGGATGGAAGATTTCCTTTACTCATAGAGTATATAGAAGAATTAAGGGAAGAGCGTGAAAGAAAATATGGTGTAACTCTTATTGGACAACTTAAACGTCTAAAAGATTTATCTGAAGGGGCTGAAGAGTCTGGTCAGTTTTCATCTGCTATTAACGCTGAAAAGATACGCTCTGCATTAGGTGGTTTGACTGTTGATAGACGTGAACAAATTCACCAATTAGATGAAATGTCAAAAGAGGAGATCGCTTTGCGGTTAGCAAAGTTAAGACGTGAATATCCACAGGCATTTATAGAAGGTGAATATCAGGAGATTAATGATGTTGGAGAAAAACTTTTGGAGCATAGTGAAGAAGAATCTGCCTCCGAAATGTCTAGCAACTAGAATAGAAAACAGAAATGGTGGTGGTGTCCCTGACGTTCATCTTGTGTGGGATGGCTTATGCTTTTGGACTGAATTAAAGGTTACAAAAGGATATAAGGTAAACTTATCGCCAGAGCAAATCGCTTGGAATACTGCGTATTCTCATTATGGGGGTATAAACTTTATCTTGGTTAAAGCCCCTCGGGACGGCAATCTATTTTTATTTTCGGGTCGGGATTCGGGTCTTGTATCAAGGATCGGGACTCGTGCCCCATGCCTATATAATGGCAGCAGTTACAATGAATTATGGGGCAAGGTTCGGGACTCGGGAATCGGGATTCTTAATTCGGGTCGGGTCGGTACTGGAGTTTTTTCCGACCCAGGCGGAACTAGTATCGAGGACTAGGCTATCCGCAGCCGAAACAGCTGGGCAAAAAAAAGAGGCTTTCGCCTCAATTTTTTTTCCTTTTCTGTCTAACGTTCTTTAAACTCAATAATTTTTGTGTAATCCTTGGTACTGGATTTTTTGTTTTAAACTGAATGTTTTTATTTTTTAATGATTGGTACGTGTACATTATGCTAATTCCTTTACATATTTAGATCCGTTACCATGTGCAACTATAGCAATGGATTTATTAGACTTTGTGGTCGTGCCTGCACATAATCCACACTTTATGCAAGACGTTTTTTTTCCTGCCTCTTCGCTTGCTGGGCATAAGATCTCTTTATTCTTGTTTAATTCGTTTAGATTTTTAATAACTCTAAACGTACGCCAGCCAATTTGCCAAGCTAGATCTGCATCCTCTAACGTGTCGGCAGAATGCATAAACAGATCCGATCTAAAATCTGCGCTTTTAAAATTAGCTTGATGAGAATATGCTGTATGCCCACTAGCAAGTGATAAAAGTGAATCCCAAATATAAGACGGAACAGCACTTGGATCGCCATATGTCCCGATCCTTACTTTGCGATCACGTGCAATCTCTGCAATCTGATCATGTCCATTTAATAAAGGATAAGCATTTTTTTTGAATTGCTTATATGTAGTTAAAGGGGCATGCATTAAAGTGACATAACAAGATCTGTTCTTAGCGGTTTTCTTTTTTGGATCGTTGTGTGCAATTCCTCTATGTGGGCAATTGCCACATATCGAGAAATCCGCGCCTGTCTTTGATGCGCTTATTGGATCTATATCCGATCTAATAATTTGCGTTTGTATCATCGCGCCTGTTTTACTGTTTTGTGATTTGCCTGTTTGTGCAATTGCTACAATAGGCTTTCCATCTAATAAACTCGCGCCTTGATAGATTATATATCCGTTTGGTTTTTTCATGATTAACTATCCTTTCCCATAGTGTCCTATATTGTACCAGCATCATGTATTTAATGCAAGTGTCGGGTCGGGATAGTTTAAATTAAATTCGGGTCGGGGTCGGGTCGGGACTGGAAATTAAAAAAGCTAGCCCTAGGGCTAGCTTTCTTGAAAGGAACATTAACTATGAATGCCTTTAAAATCTATCATAGGCAGCCGAAAATAACAAATAAAAAAAGGCGGGTTGCCCCGCCTTTTCTTCATGGTTTTAATTCTATTCTATCAGTTCTTCTTCTGAAATTAATTCTATTATTGCAAATACTCCCTTTTCATTTTGGCAATCGTAAGAACTAAAATGATCCCCGTTATTATCATAAGCGCATAAATACCATTTAGATCCTTCATGGTTTTGTGTAACCTCAATTTTAAACTTGTTGGGTAAATCCACGTCAAAACTTAGATCATCATCATTCATGTTAACTACCCCCGAATATTGTATATGATAAATAAATGCTTAAAATCATGGCGAGCATAACAATGCTCGCCCCGATAAATTGTCTTAATTCCTCATTCATGATCCGATCCAATTCAATTTTGTTGGTGCGTTTCTTACTGTTTCTTGAAGTACTTTCTCTTGCGCTTGTTTTTGGGTGCGCTTTCTTAAAATGCCCGCACTTGTTTTATACTTATCTTTTTCAAGGAAGAAAGTGTAAAGGATATTTCTAATTTCTGTAAATGCGTCTTCTGCATCCTCCCCAAATGCTTTCATAAATAAAGTATAGCTTGGCATTTTATTTGAAGCTATCCCGTAGGGCTTGCGCTTTGCTAGTCCTCGTTCAATTGCCATTGCTTCGATTTCTAGCATTGTTTTCTTTGCTTCCTTCGCGACTTGCTCCATAACTTCATAATCTTTTTTAAAGATTTCTAATTCGTTGTCATGTCCTCGTTCTACATTTAAATAATTTAACATTGTATTAAGTTCCTTTCCTTCTGTTTAATACTTAATCAGAATACACGAATAAAACACATTACGCAACAGTATAATACACAATGCTACAAGCAGCCATCTAGTATGTCGGGAGATTGACATACTATATCTTGTGTGCAGCATCTTGTGCCAGGACTTAATTAGACATACTAAATCTTGTGTGTGCAGCGATTGTGCGTCAAATTACTTACACCACTACATCTCGTGGTACTACATCTTGTGCCAGGAATTGGGCAGGCATACTACATATGGGGTTACTTGGGGCAATCGGGCGGGGCGTGTCAAATCATTGACCCCCCGACCCCCTTGACAAAAAAATCGGGCGGCCGCACCCACCCACCCACCCAGGTTGGGTAGATTTATTCACGTGTTTTTTCATTTGACCAACTAACCAAAGTTGCAAGTTGCGGGAATCGGTAGTAAAAGACCCATAGGAGTCCCTAGGCGTGGAAAAAAATTCTGATATAAATTCATTTGGTAATCTGAATGCTTTTGAGTTATTTGGGCGCATGTGTGTGTTACTGGATTCTGCGCCTTTGTATCGGGATCAGTGTATCAGGAATCTTGGCTATCGTTTTATACCAGCTGTGCAGCATGGCAGGGTTCGATATTATTTTCGTGGTGATAGTTTGACGGGTTTTGTGACGTGGGCGTATTTGACTCACGAGGAGGCTGATACGGGGGAATATAATGGGGATGAAGTTTTTGCTAGGACGGAGGGTGATAGATTATGGGTTATGGACATGGTAGCCCAAGATAGTGTACTGTACATATGTAGGGACTTATACAAGTATCTTGGAGCGGTTACGAATCATGATTATTGTTACTGGAGGCGCGGTGACAGGGTTGGATGGATTAAAAAGAGGTTAGCACATGGGTGAGAAAAGAGATTCTGGTAGTAAGGATGCTGATAATTTTGGTGCTGAGTTTGGAACGGACAGGCGTTTAGAACAACGTCAGGCGGCAACGAGGCGCAATCAGGCTGTTCAGAGAAATCGCAGGGAGCGGAAGAGCAGGGTTGATGATCGTGCTATGACGAATGTTCCTGTTGTTACTTCACCAAACAATATTTCAAATCGCGGTGTTGCTGTACTTCAGGCTGCTTCAGGAGGGGGCGGTGGAGGCGGAGGTGGTGTTCTGAATGTTGACACAAGAACGGCTAATGAAATTGCCGCTGCGAATGCTGTTGCAAGAGCTTTACAGAGCGGCCGCCCCTCAGACACAGGTTCAGGTGCTGTAATAAATCAGACTCTAGCAGAATTAGCTGGGGCATCTTCTACAGATAATCAAGATGATTCTCTATTTCAAGATTTAAGCAGGAGTCTGGATAACGTAATTTTTGGTGATGAGTTTGGTGGCAATTTACGACCAAGGCTTACTACCCTTAATGTTTCTCCTATATTAGCTTCTACGCAACAAATTATGGATCAAGGTTCAGACCAAGCTGTGCCAACAACGACAGATATTGTGAATGCTTCAATAGAGCAAGCACGTGCGAATCAAGGTTCAGGACTCACGAGTCTAACGGGCGATCCTATGACCGATGCGAACATTGCTGGTTTTCAAGATACAACTGTACCGCCTCTTGCTTCTGGAACCACGACTCCTGCTTCTCCAGCGGATATCATTAATCAGTCTATAGAGGAAAAACGTGCTAGTGGTGATTTTGGTTTAGAGTTTGGTAATCAAAATCAACAAGAACAGATGCAAGGAATAGGTAATTTAATTTCTAGAACAACACCTCCAACAGGTTTAAATACTTTAAACCCGTTTGCTCAAGTAGGGTCTAGGATGGCGGGGAACATTTTGGATAAGATAAATGAGGGTGGTGAGGCTATAAGAGATGATTCTGGTATGATTGTTGGTGTTGTTCATGATGGCATATTAGGAAAAGTTTATACAGGAAGACCTGGATTTAATCCTTTTGCACCACCAGAAAGACCCGAAAAGGATGTAACTGATCCGTGTCCTCCGGGCTTTCAGTTAATTGGGGGTGTATGCAGACCAACATATGACGTGACGGCACCAGTGGCTCCTCCTGCACCGACACCGGGAAGCAACTTTCAGATGACACCAACGGTTGGATTTCCAACCAGCTTTGCACCGATGACGCAGGCAACACCTGTCTCGCTTCCTGATCCATTCGTATTATCTCCGACAGGGGCGGCAATTGGCAGACGGGTTTAATGGCGTACCAGACGAGGTACTCAAGGAAATTTATGCCTTAGAGAACCAGAAGGTTAAGCTGACAATTCGTGAAAAGGCAAAAGATGAGTTCATGCCTTTTGTTCATCATGTATATGACGGGTTTATTGAAGGTCGGCATCACAGAATTATTGCCGAGAAGCTGGAGAGGGTTGCAAGGGGCGAGTTAAAGCGTTTGATTGTAAACATGCCTCCTCGACACAGCAAATCAGAATTTGCATCCTATCTTATGCCTGCGTGGTTTTTGGGGCGCAATCCAAAGTTAAAGATAATACAGGCAACGCATAATACTGAGCTTGCGGTGCGGTTTGGACGTAAGGTTCGTGATTTATTAAACACGCCAGATTATACGGCTATATTTCCAAAGACAGGTTTGAAAGCGGATGACAAGGCTGCGGGTAGTTGGGGCACGTCAGCTGGGGGCGAATATTTCGCGGCAGGCGTTGGTGCAGCAATGACAGGACGTGGTGCGGATTTGCTTATTATTGATGACCCGCATTCGGAGCAGGATGCTTTGTCATCAAGCGCATTTGATAATGCATTTGAGTGGTATTCATCAGGTCCTCGACAGCGACTTCAGCCTGGGGGCGCGATTATTATCGTTATGACCCGCTGGGGCATGAAGGATTTAACAGGGCAAGTCATTAAGATGCAGGCGCAGGATGCATTAGCCGACCAGTGGGAGGTTGTGGAGTTTCCTGCCATAATGCCATCTGACAAACCTTTATGGCCTGAGTTTTGGAAGAAGGATGATTTAATTAAGGTAAAGGCATCTTTGCCTGTTGCGAAGTGGAATGCACAATGGCAACAGAATCCAACAGCAGCAGAGGGTGCAATTGTTAAGAAGGAATGGTGGCAGATGTGGGAGAAGGAGGATATTCCCACGGTTAAGTATATCATACAGTCCTACGATACTGCATTTAGTAAAAAAGAATCATCCGATTATTCTGCGATTACAACATGGGGCGTATTTGAAAACGAAGAGACGGGAGCCGATAATCTTATACTTATGGATGCAAGGCGCGGTAGATGGAACTTCCCTGAATTAAAAGGCGTTGCTGCAGAGGAGTATGAATACTGGGAGCCAGATATGGTTATCATTGAGGCGAAAGCATCTGGTCAGCCATTAACAGATGAGTTACGTGCAGCAGGCATTCCAGTTATGAACTATACACCGAGCAAAGGTCGTGATAAGATAACACGCATGCACACGGTGGCACCTTTGTTTGAAGCTGGGATGGTGTGGGCACCTACCCATAAATTTTCAGAGGAAGTCATTGAGGAGTGTCTTGCATTTCCGCACGGGGAGCATGATGATTTTGTAGACAGCATGACTATGGCTCTGATACGCTTTCGTCAGGGCGGGTTTATAGAACTTGAAGGCGAGAACGACAACGAGGATTATTATCCAAGAAAACGGGAATACTACTAATGTCTAAGAAGAAGACTCCTAAAGCAAAAGAAAAAAGGCGCGGCCAGTTGAAGCGTTTGGGATTTGATGAAGAGCGCATTCTTGAGATATTGGATCTTGAGTTTGACTTAGGTGCTTACAAAGCACCGGGAACACCGCTACCCGGAAAAACGTTTGTTGATGGCGGTTTTGTTAAGGTTCAGAGACGTGGTACATTTAAAGGAACATTCTAATGGCAATACCTCCTAGACCAATTGGCAGTTTAACAGATTCAGGTTTACAGCAAACGCAAGGCACTACAGTAGAAGTAAATGCTCCTGAAGATTTTGCTGGAGGCGCAGAGGTATTACAATCACCTGACGGCAGTGCATTGGTTCAGTCAATTCTTGAAAATGCTGAAAACATTGAGGTAGAGACAGAAGAATACGTTCATGATGCCAACCTTGCAGAAATAGTGGATGATAGTATTTTATCAGAACTATCTTCTGATTTGCGCGGGGCATACGAAGAAGACACCGAATCAAGAAGTCAGTGGCAAGAAGCGTATACCAAGGGTTTAGATTTACTTGGCATTAAGTATTCAGAGAGAAGCCAGCCTTTTGAGGGCGCATCTGGGGTAACGCATCCGTTAATATCAGAGTCCGTAACACAATTTCAAGCACAGGCTTATAAGGAATTGCTTCCTGCTGGAGGACCGATAAAGACACAGGTTATAGGCGCGAAGACAGCTGAAAAAGAAGCTCAGTCAGCGCGAGTCAAGGACTTCATGAACTATCAGATAACTGAGGTTATGGAAGAGTTTGACCCAGACACCGACCAGATGTTGTTTTATCTGCCTCTTTCTGGTTCTACATTTAAGAAAATATATTTCGATCCAACAAAAGCCCGGGCCGTATCAGCGTTTGTTCCGTCTGAGGATTTAGTTGTGCCGTACTCTGCTACTGATTTAGCTACAGCACCACGGGTAACACACGTTGTGCGTATGGATCCAAACCAAGTTCGCAAGTTACAGGTAGCTGGGGTATACCGAGATGTGGAGATCGCATCTGATGAAGCGTCTGATGACACGGTTCGTGATAAGATTGATGACATTGAGGGTATTAGCAAGGGCTATTCTGAAGAAATGCACACCATTTTGGAGATGCATGTTGATTTAGACCTTGAAGGCTTCGAGGATATGGGTGCAAATGGCGAGCCAACGGGTGTAAAATTGCCATACATTGTTACAATTGACGTTGGTTCAGGCGAGGTTTTAGCAATTACGCGAAATTTTGCTCAAAATGATACATTAAAGCGTAAAATACAGTATTTTGTGCATTATAAGTTCTTGCCGGGGCTAGGATTCTACGGATTTGGTCTAATTCACATGATTGGGGGTCTTGGAAGAGCCGCAACAAGCATACTTAGGCAGTTAATTGACGCTGGAACCCTTGCAAATTTACCTTCTGGCTTTAAAGCTCGCGGGATTCGTATAAGAAATGCTGATGAACCGCTTAGTCCGGGTGAATTTAGGGATATTGATGCTCCGGGCGGTGATATTCGCAATTCTATCATACCATTACCATTTAAGGAGCCATCTGGCACTCTAGCATCGTTATTGGGTTCAATAATTGAAGGTGGTAGACGATTTGTATCAATAACAGACCAACAATTAGGTGATAGTAAGAGTGGAGATATGCCTGTTGGCACCACTGTTGCATTACTTGAGCGTGGTATGAAGGTTATGTCTGCAATACATAAGCGTTTGCATTATGCCCAGAAGACAGAGTTTAGATTGCTTGCGCGAATTTTTGCAGAAAACTTGCCTCCTAATTATCCCTATGACGTAGCTGGCGCACCGTCAGAAATAAAAGCCATAGATTTTGATGATCGAGTGGATGTCCTCCCCGTCTCTGATCCGAATATATTTTCTATGGCTCAGAGGGTTACTTTGGCTCAAACACAACTCCAGTTAGCTCAGAGTAACCCTCAACTCCATAATTTACATGAAGCATATAAGCGCATGTATCAGGCTCTAGAGGTTCAGAATGTTGACCAGATATTACCGTCAAAGAAAGAACCAAAGCCAACGAGTCCTAGTATTGAGAATGCCAAGGCTCTGCAAGGCGAGATAATAACGGCATTTCAACAACAAGACCATGACGCACATATATTAGCGCACGTTTTGTTTATGAAGACTCCTATTGTACAGACCACACCAAATATTTACGCAATATTTTTAGGTCATTTACAGGATCATATCTCCATGAAAGCCAGATTGTTTGTTATGCAACAGGTACAAGCACAACAACAACAAGCCCAACAGTTGGCTTTAGCGGCACAGACAGGAGCGATTGATCCTCTAGTGGCACAACAACAAATGCAAGCTGCTGCGAATATGTCTGAAGATATGGTTGAGGCAGAGGTAGCAAAGCTAGAGGCTCAGTTTACACAAGAATTAACACAAATGTTGGCACCACCGACAGGACAGCAAGACCCGCTAGTTAGAATTAGAGAACAAGAACTTGCAATTAGGGCTGCGGAGTCCCAGCGTAGAGCGAAACAAGATCAAGAAGAACTTGACTTAGAACGTCAAAAACTAAAACAAAGGGCTACAACAGACGCGGCTAGAATTGAATTGCAGGAAGACATTGCTGATGAAAGAGCTGCTGTAAACCGTGAGAGAATACAGGCCACAAGAGATAAGTCATGATACAAAAGAAGCTACAAAAAGATTCTGATTACGATAAGTATGACTTGGACGGGGATGGTATTGTGGATGATGATGAGTTATTAGCGGCTGAAAAATTACATGAAATAGAAGCAGCGGAGAAGCAGGAGGCAGCCGAGCTTCGTAAGATGACAGCGCAAAGACGTATGGCTACGGCTGTGTTGTGTTTTATGGCACTGTATACGTTGTTGATGTTTATGCCTTTTGTATCAGACGAAAGGGTTAAGCTCCTTACAGACCTCTCAAATTTGTTATACTTGACGGGCGGGGGCATTGTGGGAGCTTATATGGCTGTATCCGTATGGCCGAAAAAGCAGTAAGAAGATACGGTGAAAGAAAGTTTAAAAGGCATGATATTCGCTGGGCAAAGGAACACAAGATATATCAGTCTACAGAAT